GTTGGTTTCTTTTTCATCTTATACATTTTCATTGTTCCTGGCATTATACTAATCCTTTCCTTTTGGAACGTAACAGGTCTTTATCAGCTTTCCTTGCACCACCTTTACCTGTTACAAAACTTTTTACTCTTCCCATAGCCCAAGCCTGTGCTGATACGTTTCGTGAACCACTACTATAATATGCCCCAAGACCTCTCTTATATACTTTGTCAAGTGTTGACTTGCTAAATTTTGCTGTGTAGCTTGCTGGGTATTTAGGCATTTGCTCTTCTCCTTGATATCTCATCCATCATAGCTTTGGTTAATAATCCTTTTTTGTATAAACGTCTTGTTCTTAATATCTCTGCCTCTTTTGCACTAGGGTTCTTTGCACCAGACAAATATTTTAGTGGTACACCTTTTTTTGACTTAGGAACCTTTGCAAACTTTCTAGCCATTCTCTACCTGTGTGTCATCTAATATTCTTAGTTTTGGATTTCTTATATACGTCATACTCTTGGATTCCTTATACCACTTAGTTGTGATCCACTATCGTCAAAGCCTAGCAACTGACCACCAACAACATTTCTACCAGTTCGTGAGCTAGGTGTTGGCTCTTCTTTTTTTTGCTCAGGTGCTGTTTTCTTTGCAGTCTCCTCTCTCCTTGGTGGTGGAGGCGTTGGGGGTGTTCTTTTTTTTGGCTTTCTAAAAATACCACCCATTATGCACCTGGACCTCTAAGAGAACTCATATCATATGGGTTTCTTATATTTTCATCTTGTATCATTGTGTCATTAGTACCAAGCAATGCATTTTCTCTGTCAGGGGAAAGTAATCCTTTGATCCCACCTCTACGCATTGCAACTCTTCGTGCAGCCTGTTGTTGCAATTGTTTTCTCTCTTCAGCAGCAGCTCTCGACTCTCTTTGCTCAATAGCTTTGTTTGTAGCGTCTAGCTCTGGTGGTCTTGTGTATTTTGGGGGTTTGATCAACATACCCATCACGCATCTCCTATTTGGTTCTACTATACATTATCATATCTTTTTTATCAAACGTATATTTTTTTAGCACACCCTCTCTTTGAAATGATATACTTTCAATCCATTTTAGTGCTTTTATATTACTAGCTAAAACTGTAACATGGATTCTATGTAAATTCAACTCTTCCATAAGAAAGTCCATAAACTTACCTGCACCTCTATGAAATATGAATCTATGTTTTCTCAGTAAGTGTTTATCTGGTATCATCCAAAGTTCTGCAACACCATACCATTGTGGACTGACACCGAAACAAAGAACAGGTCTACCATTGTCAAGAACACAGTATCCATATGCATCTTTTGTTGCACTATCTAAATATGATACATACTCTGGCATCTGATCAAGATGTGCTTGGTCATGTTCATGTAAATCCATAATATTCAACAAGTAAGAACGAAACGGAACAACTGACAAACTTGTGCCACTAGTATTGAAAAGATATTCTAGTGTTGTCTCATTCATGCTCTTTCAGTCTCATAGCTATCTCTTTCCACAACCCCCAGTCCATGTAGACACCAGGTTGTTCGTAATCTTCTACAAGTATCAGCAAATCAGCAGAGCCTTTCCACTTCTTGATCGTTGTAAAGCCACCGCCATTCTTTCTAGCCTTGACCTCACAGTTGAGTCCACCTATCAAATCTACCTGCACATCATGAGGGAAAGCTGCCAAAGCACCAGACAATGGCTGTCTCCTTGCATTAATATTCATAGATTGGAATAGCTTTACTATTTTGTTTTCTACTCTTGTACCTTTACGTTTAGCTGAACTTGTCATGCGAATATATCAAAATCCGTGTTCGCAACTGCTTGTTTGAACTTTGGATTATGTCCTCTAGTTAATTGTTTATGTTCTCCACCACCTAAAACAAGATACATATATGCATCCCCAACGTGAGAGTGGTCGTTCTTGTTTGGTGTATCTCTGTATCGTTCACCACCAGATATTTGCACTCTCTTGTAATGATACCCACCAGCTAGAGCTTTGCGTAGCCTCTGACACTTTTTATCTATGAGTATCCCTGGCTTACCATCTATTAATCTGTTCATCGGCATAGCACCTGCCTCTCTTCGTACTCTGAAATCGTTACTTGCTGTGGGTCTTGCTAACAATCCTATAGACTTCAAATGCTCAAAACTTGTAACTTCATATATCTGATCTCGTGCCAAGCCTGCTGGGTCTCCCCAAACAAGTACATCATACTTGGGAAATCGTGAGGCTAACTCTGACTTGAGCATGGCACCAAATCGCTCTAACCCCATATCAAATGTAACCAACTCATGGTATATCTGCCAACGACCATTCTGCAACTTCTGCCCAAAGATTGCAGCAGGGGTCAAACCAAAGTCAATACCCACTTGTATTGGTACAGATATGTCTGGCTCTAGATGATCCTCTGTCATCAAGGTGTCATCGTATTCATTCATGACAGGTTTACCTTCTTGAACGTAGGTATATAATCCCTGTGCATAACAACGTATCCAATCAGTATTCTTACCTAGTAATGTTTGTTCGTAGTATCCAGCAGGCAGATTCTTTTTGTTTTCTGCATTTGGGTTAGTTGCCCACCAAGTGTTTGCTGAGTATACAAAGCCATTTGCCTCTGGGTTCTCTGGTAACTCATCGGTGTTACATTCCTCTACAGCGCCAGGCTGTCTGAAGAAGGACCACTTATACTTACCTCTCATCTTCTCTTTCTCTGCTAATCTGTACCACCAATGGTCATCATCCATAGGGTTAGTGTCCATAATAATGCCACGCCAAGGGTTTGCACCCCCATCGGACAAAGTTGGATATCTGCCTACCCTATGGGTGAGACCATCTATGACTGCTTTTGGTAATTCTCTTGCCTCGTTAACCCATGCACCTGTTAACTCCATGGATAAAAGTTTGCGGACATCCTTGGGCTGGTCAAGTGCGAGGAAGATTACCTCACAGTCTATACCTGGGGCGTTGTCTCTTGACGGAAGTTTTATGTGGTGTGTCAATGGAGGAGACCAACGGAAAGGACCCCAGATATTCTCTGGAAACAACTCTTGCCATGTTTTTATGGTAGTTGTTCTTAGTTCTGGATATGAGTTTCTGACGACTACAAAGCGACTATACTTTATGCCATCTCTTGGTGAGGGGACTTGACTGACTGCTTTGAGCATGATCTCGGCAGCACAAGCGTACGACTTGCCACTACCAACAGGTCCCATGATACCTCTTACGAATGATTTATCTTGTAAGAACTTCCACACCATGGGTGACGTAGAGAAGTCAAGATTCAGATTTGTAATAGCCTCACTCATATCATCTCGTTAAGTATATGTTTTATAACTTCTACTGTCCAACCATTCCCAATCATTTTGTATCTTTGGGTATTAGACACGCCCTCTGTGTACTTGTCAGGTAGTGTTTGGAGACGTTCACATTCTAATGGTGTCAGCTTACGATACTGTAATCCTCTCACTAAATGATTATTATGCTCCCAAGAGGAGGTAGTCATAGATGGTGACTTATCATGAAGTTCTCTTACAACCCCTTTACTAGCACCTCTTGGTCTTTGCACAAGTGCCACTTTTGGTAATTTACTTTTATGTATTAAATATTTGTTAGGATGTCCAGCACCACCTGTAAGCGCTGCACTTTTATCTTTCTCTGTAAAACTAAAAATACCTTTTTCTAATCTATTAACACCATCAAAATCTTTCGTCATGTAAGGAGATAAGGAATTCTCTATAGGCAAATCTTCTAAAATATCTTTTAGTACAATTCCTCTCTCTTGTGGTTGTTCGATATTGGGGATGTTTGTCCAGTACAAACGTACTCTGTTTTGTGCAGATACGAGTGAGCTGTTGATCATTATGGGTTCAACACCAAGATGCTCAGTTATGACATCTTGATATTCTTTTTTCATCCTTACGTTCTCAAGCAAGAAGTATTTTGGATTGCACTCATTGTGCAAACGGACAAACTCAAAAAATAATGCACTTCGAGGGTCATCAAAGTTTAGTTGTTTACCTGCAAAACTAAATCCTTGACAAGGGCTGCCACCCATAAGTAGATCAATTTGGGGCAAGTCATCGCCACATAAATTTTTTACATTACCTAGTTGTATCGTGTTTGGAAAATTTTTTTGCGTAATTTCTATTGCATATTTGTCAATCTCACTTGCATAATAGTTGTCAACCTCAATACCTAAATCTTTTAATGCCTGTTGACCACAAGACATACCATCAAATAAACTTAATACATTTCTAATCATTCATGTTCTTCCAAGAACTCTATAATACTATTTATCTTTTCTTCAGTAGCCAAGGACTTACGCAACGTCAATCCTTTGTAACTACTTTCCTTCATCCCCATCATGTGTGCCATCAGTTTGACTGATAGGGTTTTCTGTACCATTAGGTTCATTATCTTTGTCTGTTCTGGTTTCGTTAGTTTTCTCACTGTACGCAACATCTTCTACTTCCCCTTCTATTATTTGTCCTGGACCTTGCATTACTATACCAACGACAGAGGGTTTTTCCATATCATCTTGTTTCTCTAACATCCCAGTTGCTCGTGCCAATGTTCGCAGCACAGATACTTTATCGTGTAGTTCTACTTCAAGTTGTGGACCTTCCTTCGTTGGAGTCATCTTTATTTTCTTTATCGCCTTGATTGCCTTATCTGAGATTTCGTTGGGACTCTTGACTCGTACATAGCCACTAGAATCCCAATCGACTATCTCATTGATACTAGCTGTACCGATATCGACTAGTTCTTGGGCAACAGCGTCTTTGCTGTGATCCAATACCTCAGACTTCTCGATACGCCTTTTGACAATACGCACACCACCAAAACGATCTAGTGGTGGTTTCATGATACGTTTTTTTCTAGAAGGGGATTTCGTCATCCAAGTCATCTTCTTTTTTTGCAGAAGGTGGATTATCATTACCCCAAGCACGAAAGAAACCTACCAAGTCACCCTTGTTGTACTTAGTGCTATCATCTATTTTTTGATAAATCTTTATATCAATAGCACCTGGTACTGTCTCTCTTGCTTTGGTATCATCATTCCAATTACTACCATCCCATACTTCAATGATGTAATCACCATTGTTCATATTTATAGGTTTCATAAGTTTGAAGTTGCGATTGCTGTGTGTAGGACCTGCCATATTTCATTCCTCTATTTCGTTATAAAAATATACTATAACACCTTTATGAAAATATTGCAAAAAAATTGTGTGATTGGGATCGCCATATAAAGTGACGCCTACCCCCCAAGGGGTGTATTTTGCTACATTAATTTTTTTTATATGTGAATTTTGCTAGGGGTTTTTTCAATAAGTATTCTTTGGATATATATACCATTAATGATTGTGTTATTTTCTGCTGCTGCTTTTTTTATATGCTTTTATATTCTTTATACTTACTAAATATATATATTGTTATATATTATATTGTTATAGTAAAACCCCAGTTTGATTGTAGATTAAAACCCCAGTTTGAATATGTATTAAAAATAAATAATTATTTACTTGCATTTAATATCATAATGATATATCAATATAGATAATATAACTATGAAAGGATATAAAACAATGACACATTTTAATACTGATAGCTCTACTTTATACGGGCAAATTATTATCGATACTTTAGCAGGTAATAGTGAAATGATTGCTAATCATTATATAGAGAAAGGTATAGACAGCGATATAGATACAGCATTAAATTCTATACATAGAATGCTGTGTAATCTTGATAAAGAAAATACTGCTAAACTTAAGGCTAGATTGCCAGGTCTGTATTCTGCTATCATTGAGTACGGCAAGGAAAACCCAGGCGCTAAATACGAATTTTAATCTACTCTAGACAGCCCCCCATTTTAGGGGGGTTGTATTGAATAGATTAATACTGATTTATTCATAACCAAAGAAAGGAAATAGAACAATGAAATTATATAAATTATTTGATAAGCTATATTGCTATGTATTTATACCTGTAATAATTACTATGTTTATAATTGCATATGCTGCAACAATAATAACATTTTTTTAATAATGAAATATAGAAAGGAAATACAACAATGTTATATCCATCATATAATAAACTTAATCAACGTATATTAAACGATCTAGAAAAGATCAATAATAGAACAGGAAAACCATTTAAAGATATGTTTTATAAATTGCCTAGTAAATTATTATCTATTGATGTTGACGCTAAAACCATCAAAGGAAATAAGAAAGGATATAAAACTGGAATTTTATACTTAGCCCCAGCTAACACGCTTGGCTTTTATAATTTATGCCCTAATGCAGTTATAGCACAATGTGTAAAGGCTTGTTTATATACTGCAGGGCGGGGGCGTTTTTCTAGTGTAGAATTATCTAGAATTAGAAAGACTCTATATTGGATCGATCACAAAGAAAGGTTTTTAAACCAGTTATATAATGAAATAGAAAGGGAAAGTATTAAGGCAAAAAAAGCTGGATACAAATTTGTAGTTAGATTAAATGGTACTAGTGATATACGCTGGGAAAATTATTTCTATAAAGAAATGGTATCACTACACAAAAAATATGGCGTTGTATTCTATGACTATACAAAGATAGCTAATAGAAAAATTCCAGATAATAAAGTATATGATTTAACGTTTAGTTATTCAGGCGTGCAATCATTACATTATAAAAAACAAATTGATAAAGCTTTACAGGCTGGAATGCGTTTAGCTGCCGTATTTAGATATAAATCAAAATTCCCTGATCAATTCCTGGGGCGTGAAGTAGTGTCAGGCGATGACACAGACTTGAGATTTTTAGACCCAGTTAAAAGCGTGGTAGCCTTATATGCTAAAGGCGCAGCAATAAATGACACTACCGGTTTTGTAATAGATTAATAATTAAGAAAGGAAATAGAATAATGATTATAGATAATTTTACTTTCAATATGATATGCGAAGAATATTATATTGATCCCTTCATCGCTCTTGAAAATCAAGATGTTATTAAGGCAATAAAGAATCAAGACTATAACAAGTTAGTTGAAATTTTAGAAAATGAATTTTAGTAGAAAGGAAATAGAACAATGGCAAAACAATTTGTATTCAATAGAACTGATGTAATAGTAAATCAATACTATATTGATGCTGATAATTATGATCAAGCATTACATAAATTAGATAATGAAATAATTGACGATTATAAAACAATTTATCGTGAAATCGAAAATATCAAATGTATTGAAAACCCTGACGAAAAGTCAGAAAATATAGAAAGGAAATAAAACAATGGCTAAGAAAATGTATTATATAAATAGTGATGGATACCTAATAAAACCCCAGGGGATGTTTAAAAACACGCCACGCAGAACGCAAAAATTGCTGGGCTGGAAAAGAATTTGGATAGATGAAAGGAAACTAAACAATGAAAATAGAAAATCAAAAGTCATTTAAGATTGTAATTGATGGCGTTGAATTACGCCAAGATGATATTTATAAAATGTTAGCATACTTACAACGTAAGCAGCCAGCAGAAAAGCTATATAAGAATGCTATTAACAGGCTAAAGAAAAATGTTAGATGATAATGAAATACAAAAAGAATTAAACGCCTTCGATAAATGGTTTAAGAATAGTGTCAAACGTGATCAAATAATATATTATACTGGTTTTTTAGCTAGTGATCTTATAGATGATCATGAAATAGTACAAATTAGGGCTGCTAAAATTAAAGATTATTTTAATTATTTATATGAAAGTAATTACGTCACGCTTACGCAGCGTAAATTAAATGATGATGTATACCAATATATAGCGATTAGAATTTAATTTTATGATTAGCTTTAAATTTACCTAGCAATTGATCCAGCTCTTCCTTTTTAGAGCTGGGTTTTTTATTGGCATTCTTAACAAATACATTTTTAAAATAGCCTATTGATTTAATACTATCCTTGCCATTATCACGCCGATATTGAATTGTATTTCTAATTCTTTTTAATATGTATTCTTTGCTAAAATCTTTTAACCATGTATCAACTAAATGTTCATGCTCTAGTTTGTGTTGTACTTGATGACCAAATATTTCCTCAACTATTTTTCTATACTGCATACATATTTTTCTAGCGTCAGAACTTGTGGCAAATTTATTTTTTTCCATAGCCTTTGGCTCCTGCTTATAATCTGGTGGTATGACTTCAGCAATCTCTGAAATTGTCTCGCTAGTTTGTACGGAACGTGCCTCTTCTTCGCTGATAGCCTCGTCAAATACCATATAATATTTGTTACCTTTCAATCCACTATGTTTTTTTGCGTATCTGATATAATCCCAGCTGATTAACTTCCTAATATGATAGCTGACAGCCTGTATACTTATGCCCATCTGTTTACTAAGTAGTGCCTGTGACGGGAAACTAGTGCCAGCTCTATTTGTATATGCTGCCAGCAAACAAAACAATAGAAAGGTAGTAGGATTTTTTTTACTGCGTATATCTACTACCCTTTTGCTAGGGATTACGCTCCATATCGAGGGTACCTTTGGATTGCCATTTGAATATTTGTTCGCAGTCATACGTCATTTATTGTTGAGATTGTTTCAAATATTCGCTTGGTGGGTTGTCTAATATTTGACTGAAGTCTGGTATTTTTTTACCATTTTTCTTTTGTTTCTTCCACAAGTAATATGAAATTGCCATGTATACAATAGCATCAACAAACGAGTCATCGCTAGGATGTAAATCCAGGCGTGCTTGTTTTGTATCTATCATAGCCTGGCAAGCTTGATATGGCGTTATATTGATATGAGAGCTAAGAGTCATACGTTTTGCCATAGCCCTGAACATTTCATCAACGCTGCCATACTTCTTATTTCTATCCTGGAACATTTCTTTTGCTTGCTCTAAGATATCTAATACATCATTATTTTCCATGTAACCTTGCTCCATTTATTAGTTGTTGTATCTCTGGGGAGTTGAGTGTGTATTTTCTTCTAAGTGGTAACCCCATTTCTAAAATATTATGGACTAGACCCACACGAGAGGTATGTTCTAGCTTTGCCTGGTGATCTAATTTATCTACCAAATCCTCTGGTAGCCTTAACAAACAAGATTTTTGTGCCATTTTTTTTATCTCCTATATTATTTTGATATTGACATTATCTCAAAATAGTATTTTAATGATATACAAATGTCAACAACTATAAAATAAATGAAAGGATTATATAGATGACAGTTAATAAAATGCCACTAGAAGTTGTAGTAAATAACTTGCAACATTCTGGTACAAAGGTAGAGGAGCTTGAAGAGCAGTTCTTTGAAAAGCTAGAGAAGTTCAATGAGGATGTCAGAAAGCTAAACGAAACCATAGAAAGATTGAAGGGAAAATACAATGGGTAAATATAAAAACTATCTAATGGAACAAGAAGATCGCTATTGGGAAATAGCAGATAAAGAAATAGGAAATTGTGAAAGTCTAGGTGAGTTCATGCAAACTATGGCTAGGCACAAAGATTTACTCACGTTCATACCACAAGATGAGGACCCTGAAGTCTACATTGAAGATATGTTAAGTGATATGTGGTCTGAGAAGTGGGCGAAGTATCGAGAACAAGCAATAGGAGAGGGCTATGAACACAATGACTACTAATGATAGTGTCATAGATCAAGCCAAGAAAATGGGGGATGAGTTCACCAATAACCAGGTGGACCCCCTCCGTAAAGTATCTGAGCTGTGGGTGCAGATTGAGATTTGCAGCGATTGTATAAAGTCTTTGAGGCTTGATACTATGGAGTTGAGCGATGTTGAGCATGATGTACTTACCAACATACAACAACAACTAAAATTTTTAACACCAAATATTAACAGTCGTGTCAGGCGTTCTGAAACTGCTCTGGCACTCGCATTTGAGAAAGCAGAGGGAATAGCAAATGACAGAGAATAGTAACAAAATGCCAAAAACATTTGATGAGGCAATGCTTGAGTTTCAGAAACTAAAAGTTCAAGCAACTAAAAGCAGTAAAAACCCACACTTCAAAAATCAATACGCATCTCTTGAGGATGTTATGAGGGCGTGTGATGAGGGCAATCAATTTGGATTAGTGTATAGTCAGCCACTAGATCTGATTGAGATAGGTGGGCAGGTATTACAAGTTGTAATGACTACTGTGACCCATGTGCCATCAAATGAAACTAGGAAAAGTCCTTGCCCTATACGAATGAAGGATCCAAACAATCCTCAAAGCATGGGTAGTGGTATAACCTACTCAAAAAGATATGCTTTGCAAGCGTTCTATGGCTTATGTTCTGATGATGATGGTAATTTTGCAGCACAAGAACCATTGTTTGACTCAAACAAGGCAGAAATACATAATGTTGCTACGAAGGTTTCCTCTAATGGCAAGTGGGCAAATGTGGCTGAAAAATATTTGAATGACTTTCAAATGATAGACTTGAAAAATGATTTTGAGCAGTTCAAGGACATAGCAAAAGAAAAGCTAGACTCAAAGGAATTTGAAGGTCTTAAAGAGTTTGTCAACTTAAACAAGCTGAGGGATACAGAGCCTTACAAGGAGTGTCTTGATGAGGGTGGGAAAATATATCTCGCTCTAGAAAAAGCAGCAGGAGAAGAAACCAGAGCTGTAAGGCTTGGTCCCTAAACTACCTTTCCAATCCAGTCCCCCTTGTTGTTCAATATCATGGGCAACAAGCGTGGGACACCATCAATAATAACACCACACCCCAAAATAAATCTTGTGGAAAAGTTTTTAGCATAGCTGAACGCCAGAGATTTTTGATTGATAAGGCAGCCAACCTGCATACCAAAAAATAGATTGTCGCTGTTCGCCCAGTATCCGATAGCAAACTTGGTATGGTAATGTCCCTGAACTGTAGACATACCCATAGTCTGAGATACTTTTAAGACATCAGCAGCCTTGCCATGTGTAAAGAACACTCTTTGCTGCCCACAGGTAAGGGTCAGATCATCCACCCATTTCCATTTTTTAGTTCCCAGGAACTC